CTTTTCCGTAGCCGAGGTTCTTTTCCATAGCCTTGGTTTTGGGGTACTTCATTACTGTGGTCCTCCATTGATTGTATCGATTTTACCTTCGATACGTTTTAAGGTTGTTTCGAGCCATGTATGTTTAAGTTCGCACATATCCTTACGAACGTAAATCTTGTTAGCGATGACCGACTTGACTACATAACCGAAGATACCAAAAATTGTCGCAACAGATCCAGCCTCTAGCCAAGTTGGACTCATCCGTATAACTCCTTTACTCGTGCTTCTATTTCGTGCGAGGGGACGCCTCTGTTTCGCAAATAGCTCGCCAGGGAGTCGGCCTCATCTCTGGTTTTTTGGGGTACAGGTCTCTGCGGTATGAGCGCTACTGCACTGGCGAGACAGTCAATTCTATCGATGTGTTGTATGGTGGGAAATCCCCTCAAGTCTGCTAGGAGTTCTGTCATGTGTTCTGGTACGAACAGACGGCCCTCGTTGATTACAGGTTCAAGGGATGTTCGGATGCGGAAGAATTTGTCTATCTTGGTCGGTTGGTTCACTTCGAGGAACTTGTTTTTGTGTGGACCAAGACGACGTCGAGCCTCTGTGTGGACAAGATCAGCAAAGAGACTCTGCATCGCATTTGCCTCAATTCCGAATATCTTCGGATTATAATTATCGCAAATTGTGATTAGTTTGTCAAGATAGGCACTTGGGGATAAACGGCCTGCCCAAGAGTGTATGACAAAGATACGTTGGAGATGGTCCGTGGCGATTACAATTGCGGCTTGTAATGCGCGGATTTTCTTATGTTTTGCTGATGCTGCCTTTGCCTTACCGCCAGCCGGGTCGGTGAAGGCGAACAGCTCCAGGTCGGGGAGGTTGTGTGTTATCATTGGGGGTTATTGGGTTGCTAGTTTTTTCCTTTCCGCATATTTGCGAGAATTAACTGCTTGCCTTTTTTTGTGTTTGGCCCATCTAACAGGGTCCTTCTTCATCTCAGCATACCATTTCTTGTTATTCACGGATAGTTTATCTCTATTTCTCTTACCCCATCTTTCTCTAGCGGCTTTTCTATACTCTCTATTCCTGTAATAATATCCTCGATCCTTCTCTCTTCTTTTTTCAATCTCACTGAACGGTTCGAACCTGAAAGACCTAATCACAATCTTATCACGCTGTCTTGCTGCTCTTCCACCTTTGCTATATCCCAGCCCCATTCGAATTCTCCTTTATCGCAGATGAAGAAAACAACGCCGAAGTCTACAGTCCCGGCGCACATCCTCGCTCCATACTTCGAGCCGAGTCCTTGGAGTGCTGGTGTTGTCAGGCCAAGGAAGCTGTCGTTGCCGCAGTAAGAGAAATAGTGGACGTGGGAGCGGATTATTATGTCGGACATTGGATGCTGATTCTTCTCTACTGCCCAGAGAGTGTCCCATAGCTTCTCCTTGGCTACGCTAGTGTGACGACCGTGTGGGATAGTGGATGAGCCGACTTTGTGTTTGACAGAGAAGTTGACTCCCTCGATTTCGATGAATGCGTGGTTCTTGATCTCAGCGCCGACTTTGTCGGCTAGGAACGCTTCCCAGTCTTCCTCGGCTCCGGTGTGGTAGGGTGTGCCGTAAGTCATCACGATCTTCTTGGCTTCGCAGTAGTCGATGCACTCTGCTGCCATTTCGATTTGAGTGCGGATTTCGGTGGTGATTAGGTCGGTTGCTCCCCATCGAGAGGCTTTGCCGTCTACACAGTCACCGTTTACGATGAGTAAGTCGATGTCCCCCACTCTATCTCGGAAGTTGTCAACCATCTCACAGTATGAGTCCCAGAGTGCAACTTGTTCAATTGCGTAGTCCCCTGTTTGGTAGTCATCTGGAGTCAGTCCCACTACACTCCCGCAGTGTAGATCGGAAATTACTAGAATCCTCTTCATCTCTCTCCTCCTGTTTCGAGTCTTGCTTGTCCCACGCTATCTTGACGTAGTTCTTGGTGTATTTGGGTCCGCGTGGGTGTATGTAAACGCTCATCTCCTCACCAACTTCCAGCGAGCACCTTCGTCGGTGATGAGATCCACGTTACCGCCCCGGCGTTTGGCTGCGGTGCAGCGTTCTAAGCGATCTATGTTTATTTCGAGGATTAGGCGTTCGTCGCGCTCGGATAGGCCAAAGGTCCAGGCGTGGACTAGGCCACAGTCACAGCAGGCGACTTTGATCCAGGGTTCTTCCATGTCTACTACGACGATTTGGTCGTCTTCGATGCGTTGGTAGGTGTCTTTACTCATCAATATCGCAGGCGGAAGTATTCACCTCTCCCCCTCCCTAGTATGTGTTGCCAAGTGTCCTTCAGCCTAGCCCCTCTAGGCACTTTCACCCCACCTTCTGGTTTCTTCTTCCACTTCTCTTCGAGGAGGTAGTCGTCTTCAGTCTCTTCGAAGTTTATCTGGTCACCCGAGAAGTCGAAGTAGCGTAGTTTGCTCATGTCGAAGTCGGAGAGTTCGGGGTTGGCTGCGGAGTTCATATAGAGTAGCCAGAACATGGAGCCGAATTCACGCTGGAGTTGGGCTACTCGGGGTTTGTCGAAGCGTTCGGGCCAGATTGGGTTTTCGTCTTCGATGATGGCTCTCTGGACTGCTTCCACGGTGGGGTCGTTTTGCAACACGTACTCGTACAGGTCCCAAACAGCCCATCGAGTGCCGATAATAAATTCCAGAGCTTCCATACCAGTGTCTTTCTCATATTCCTCCATGAGGGCGCGACTTGCGATGTGCCAGTCGATTGCTGTTTGCATAACGGTTTCGCTGTTTGCGGCTTCTATACTTATTAAATCGTCTTTGATGAGGACAGTCGGTCTCGCTCCAGTAATCGCTCCCCCAACACCAATGGCACGAACAGTGCTGTCGGGCCACTCTGTCTCGCGAGGTACTATCATCTCCAAATTGTTCCATTTTTTCGCACTCCTTGGATTCTCCCAACATACATGGGGCCAAAGGGTTCGGAATAATTGGTTGGACTCCCAAACGGCTTGGATTACACGAAGGTTGCGCGATGCCATACCTTCGGTTTCTCCCGCGAGCAGAATTCGCATTTCGCTGCCGTTCCATCCTGGAAAATAGATATTCGATTCGGCGGACTGAATGATGATGTGCGGGGGTAGGCAATGAGCCACGATTGAAGTTTTCGCGTGGTCACGGGGAAGAAGAAGCAGTTTTCGGAACGGCGGAGTCTTCTGGAGAAAATTGCAAATAGGAAGATGAAGACTTTTAGTAAGATAGTCTCTGCCCATGATTGCTTTGGAGAATACATGGAGGTCATTTTCGCACCTCGTCTTTAGGCGGTTGATGAACTCGCCGGACGGTTGGGTGGCTCCGGCTTGGCGAGCTTTGCCCGTTTTGGCATCGACGACTACTTCTGCCTGGAAGTCTTTGGCTTGGAACTTTGAGATGGCTTCCTCGTCGTCGTAGATGTCTAAGAGTTCTGTGTATTTGTCACTCATCTGATTTTCGCCACACCGCGCTACATGAGAAGCATTTGATTCGGGTTGTTACCCATTCCTCTTCCTCGGGGTCGTATATTGAGTGTTCGGATGCTGGAGAGGAGCAGCATTTGCAGTACCACTTGTAGCCTGATACGCAGCCGGGTGCTACGGATTGGGAGAATTTTTTATACATAGAATAAGTCTTTCCGCCGTACCCGGTCTACGGACGTTTCTAGGATGTAGAAGGTAGTATTGCAATGATCGCAGGACCAAGTGTTCTCCCCCTTGCGTGGTTTTAAGTAGTTGCTACATATCGGGCAATACTTCATGGCTCTCTTTCCAATCATTGATTGCTCGTTTGTACTTGTCGTATGCTTCCCAGAGGCGATGGACTTCAGGGGCGTAGGATATTTCTTGGATGACAGCTTTGATGGCCGATTCCATAGCCTCCATGTACTCAATTACAACGACAGCGTTGTTAATCGTCTTCCAGAGTGCTGTCTTTTGGATCTTGCAATCCGAGCAATCTACGCATGTCGGTGATCTCTCCGCGCAATCTGGCATAGAAGACTCCACAGTCTACTTCGGTTATACAGTTTGTGTCAAGGAGACGGCCAACATATGGGACTATGTGAGTGGTTATTTCTTCGTAGAATTCGTCGTAGATCCATTTGTTGATGCCGTCGGTGGAATATTGTGAGAGCCATGACTTCTTCCAGTTCTGGACCATTTGGTGGATGTCATCAATCTCCGTCTTTGTTTCCTTGTCCATCGGGGTTTGCCTTGGTCGCCATGTAATCGGCGTGTTCGTTTAATGCCTTAAATACGTCTATGCGGAGCTTATCATTTTGCATGAGAACAAGTGCGATACCCAGTGCGCCTATTGTATCTACACATTTAGTGGCAATGCGAATTCTGCTGTCTCCAATCTCCCCATGAGAGTCGGCCCACTTTTTAAGCTCTTCGTAGTTGTAGCCCATGAACAGCCAGCGGTCGTAGCCCATTCTGCGGCACATGAACTCTATTTGGGCATCTTCATCGTGGTCAACGCAGGTAAATGTAACATTACCCATTCGGTCGGTTATCTCATCTGACATTAAAAGAACCCCCTGACAGTGCATTCTCGATATTCGATACACTTGAAACAGCCGCAATCGCGGTGGGGGTTCTCAGGATCGCCTTCGAAGCGGGCATAGACAACTGGGACAGTGCAGAGTTCCTTACCAGGGCCGGATAGACGATGGACGAAGATTGTGGTGCCGGATGCGGCGTCTTCGAGAGAGTGGAGCCAAGTTAAGATTTCACGCTCTTCGGGGGAAATGCCAAACATAGTTGTTGGTTCGTTTCCAAGGCATTCGTCGGTCAGTTCTTCGATCATGTAGACTCCTCCTCGTATTCTCCTTCGAGTAGGTCTATCGTTTCGGTGTCTCCTACGTCTTCTAGGGCGTTGTATATCTGTTCGAGCTTTTTGATTCCAATTTGGATTGTGACTCCTCCGGTTCCTTCTTCACGTCCACTCTGTTTTGAAGGTGCGACGGAAGCGCGGTCGAGAATTTCCTTAGCGGCTCCGAGTCGTGTAGTATCTCTGTCAGACCTTTTATGAAGTTGTGAAAGTGTCTCGAAGGCTTTTGGAGCTTCTTTGTTGAATTTTGTTTGCAGTTCTGCTGAGGCATCGTAGTTTCTCTCTATCATCTCCTTTTCGTGGTGTGCGACTAGGAGCTTGTATTCTTCTCGGGCGCGGGATTGGGAGAGGTAGCTTGTTGATAGATTTACCTCTTCCGCGACTTGGGGGGTGGTTAGTACGCCGCGGGCTTCAAGGAGTGCGGCACGGCGTAGTTTCGGTGATAACTTTCTCATGATTACATTCTACTCTTTTTTGGGAAGAAAGTCAATGTTCGCTGCTTGACAAGCACTATTTAAGTGTGTTATAATTCAAAATACGTCGAGTTCTCCCCCCCGACCCGACGTTCCTCTCCTTCGGACGCCCAGGCGGCTCCCGGTGCTGCTTGGGCGTTATTTTTTACCGCCACACCCCCTTATGTCATTTTTGACATAACTTATTTCTTACAGCGATGTATCGCCCAATATCCACTTGCAGGGCATTTCTATCTGATGCCAGCCGATCTTGTCTTTCTTGAAGAGTATCGGTGAGTTTTCTGGTGTCGTTGCTGGCTCAGCCGACATGAACTCAATGAGGTTGGTTGTGTTGTAAGTCTCATCAAAGCCGAATATGACTGTGTACCCTGTCCAGAAGATGTTCGTTGCCGGTGCGACACCCTGCTCTGCGTATGCGTCATAGAGATCTTGCATCATTTGACTGTTCTCGATACTCTTGTAAACGAGCATGTATGTGCCGGGGAGTAGGGACGAGGTTGCCCGCCAGTGGTCAGCGTATGCTGAGGTGACAAGGCACGCTAGGACGATAGCCGTAATAACAATCCTTTTAACCATAACAGATCCTTTATGGGCACTGAACCACGATCCCGGTAGTTCTCCTCGATGTCGATTATACGGATTTCCTCGGGTTCGAGTAGCACCCCTTCGCCTATGTGATAGGCTAGTTCGTTGAATAGATCGCTAATCTGTGGTGACGAACTCTTCTGCTGCACGTTTTATCTCTTCCTCTGTTAGTATAACTTCTGTTGGCATACCTTCGATGACCTCGATGAGTCTGTCGAGCTTATCTCGAATTTGAAGTAGGATTGCGATGTTGTAGGATCGGAATACAACGGTGTCACCGAGTCGTTCTTTGATGGTAGTTTCAGGCTTCATCTTTCTCCTCCAAGTCCTTATTCCATGTAGAATGCCAACCATTCTTCTCTTGTTCCTGCTTCCAGTAGCACGAGCCACAAACGCCCCAGTGGGTCGCCTCATCTTCACAACATTCGCGGCATAATCCCTCTTTTATGCAATATGTGACTACATTTTCGCTCTCGGGCTGAGATACGCCGTATAAAGAGCTTATTAAACTATAAGTCTGCAATTTTCCCCGACATTCGGCAGAATAGCACTCTTCGAAGATTCGAACGGGTACATGACTGGATTTTAGCCACTTTTTCTCTATTCGACGCCCGCATTCGTTGCAATCATATTTTTCGCGGGTGTGCATGTAAAACCTCCTCGTTTACCTCAATTCCCCACCCTGGGCCGTCGGGTATGGTCAAAACGCCATCTTTTATGTTCGGTATCGGGGTACACAGCTCATCCCTCCACGGTACATCATCCACATCGTATTCCATTATACGGAAGTTGGGGATGCAAGCACAAAACTGGGCGGAAATTATAGTTGATAGGTGTGAATTATAGTTGTGGACGGTGCAGTTCAATTCATATAGGTTTGCTAGGGCTGCTATTTCGAGAGATCGAATAAATCCGTTCCAGATTACGTCGATTGAAGCTATATCCATCGAGCGAGCGTCGAAGAATGGTTTAAATTGGCGTGCTCCGAGAAGGTTTTCGCCTGAGCAGATGGGGATTTGGATAGATGAGCGTATATCTTCTAGCGATTCTGGGCTATATGAGTCGATTTCGAGCCATAATAGACCGAATTCTTCCAGCATTTGACCTATTTTGATGTATCCCTCTTGTTTGAAGTTGTAATTGAGGTCTAGGATGATGGAAATGGGATATAAGCGGGTTTCGAGGGCGAGAATCCAGCTATCGATGGCGTCTGCAACCTCTCTGGTTACGTTTAGCTCTGGTCCGCCGGGTGTGCGGGCGAATCCGGGCATGTAGATGTGGGGTTCGGGAGTGAAGATTGGGATATTGGTTTTTATTACTCTAAACCCACTTTCTCTGATTTCTTTGATGAACTCTGGGACATCTTCGAGAGAGCTAATAGCCCCTCTATTAACATGGGTATATGCTCTAACGCGTGATGTTCCGCAATGGGACCAATAGAGAGGGATGCGATTTCTGACCGCTCCACCGAATAGCTCGTAGACGGGGACTCCGTAATACTTACCTTTAATGTCAAGTAAAGCATTCTCTATCCCTCCTATGGCTTTGGTGATGATTGAGCCGACTGATTGCCTAGTACGGGAGTAGAGTTTCCAGTAGAGTGCCTCGACGTTGCGGGGGTCTTCACCAATCAACAGGAGTTTGAGGTCTCGGACGACGCCTTCGATGCCAGAGGGTGAGCCGTGAGAGTCGGTGACTTCACTCCATCCATATAAGAAATCGGTCTCCACTTTAACAAACGACCAAGTTCGCCAGCCTGCGTCGCAATGTAGGACTTTTACGTCGGTTATTTTCATAAAAACTCCCGCAATCCTATCGCAAGTGATTCTGCAAAATCTGCCTCTGATTCTGTTAGATGTTCATTATTTACACTACAAACGTTATGAAGTAATTGTAATTCGCTGAAATCTATTGTTAAAACAACTGTTAAAACTTTCACCTCTTTTTCAGTTATTTTCATCACCACTCCTCTTTATCCCCCAAAAAAGTGATTATAAGACCAAAAGGCGAAATAAATGAGGAGCCCATAAAAAGCCAATGTGCCGATAATGCTTAATGCTCCCCCGGCTATAATCCACCGCATTATACTTCTCTCCTCTCTACCTAAACTGTACTTTCTCATCACCACTCCTCTCCTGATTCATCCACCACCTGAAGCGGTCTCGGGACCGGCCCAGGCAGTCTCACAGTCTTCTTAACCCCACATTCCTTCTGGATGCGATCAAACCCATATATCTTCTTGTCAATAATCCTCATGGGACGCCTGTTACTTCCCGATATTGTAATCCTCGCACCCATCCCGTGTCCCCTACCAATCCAGTAACTCACACAATCTCGCTGATAGATCCACTCGGTGCCCATCTCTACATTAATCCCAAAGAGGTTAATGTTGCGGAAGCCGCAGTAGAGGGCGTAGGAGATACCATGGGAGAGAGCACTGTTGAGAAACTCCCTACATCCGGGGAAGTAGTCGATTACCTCGTCCAGAGGGTAGGCTATCGAAGGAGTATGGGAGTATTCTTTGATAGACATTAGAGGGACTCCCGACTTTCTACAAAACTTCTCAATCCGCCTGAACCGTGCATCTCGGTTGTGAGTCCTCGTCCACCGCTCCTCCTCTGTCAAATCCTCTTGGATATGGGAATAGTTATCAAAGTTCTCTTGAAGAGTCCAGTCGAAGTTGTGCACGTCCCACAGCATCTTACAGTAGATATGACACCCGAGGTCGTTCAAGACCCACACCTCCCCGAAGGTGGGGGCGAGTTGGTGCCCGTGACCTGTTCCCACTAGAGCGAGGGGTGCTGCAAGGACCTCATCGGTGTATTGGTGATTTCGATACGCTTTGGGCGCTGTCCTGTATAACTTCTGTCTTACTTTCCCTTTAGCTTTCGGTTTGTTGCTCATTCACACTCCTCCGTCCCTTCTGCTACTGCCCTCCCCATCCCCGTCGGCTCATTTCCGACATCCTCGGCAGAAAGGAGATATGGTTGTGATGGTTGCGGCGTCCATCACATTATACTTATAACACAGGTGGTAGGTGAAAGTCAAGCACTATTTGCCCCACGCGTTATTTAATCGGCAGGATGCGCGTCCCCCTGCCCGTGGCCGATGGAATAGCCAGAATTACCACGCTGGTTAAAGTTATAACTGCCTGAATTACCCTGGTCGCCAAGTGCATCACCCCCCATCCTCTGCAAGTTTATGTAAGTTGACCGAATAAATATCCTCCACCGGCCTATTCAACACAAATAACTGCTCGGTGCAGTCTGAGCAGTATGCTCGCATGGGTCTATACCCCGTGTAGAACAACAGCCGGGTGTAGCGCCTCTCGCACCTCGGGCACTTGCACTCAACCGTCTCGGATACCTTGTTGCCTTGGTAGAATCTAGGTCTCATACTCTCCCTTATACCACACCCTCTCTCCAATTGCAAGCACTATTTTCCTAGCCAGGAAAACTACCCCTTTTGGGCAAACCAATACCCTAGTAGCAAGGTAGACTATTGTTAGCAAATTTTGTTGCGCGATTAGTCGAGGGTCTTCTGCCGATGCTACCATATCCGCTGGGGGGGCTAGGGGGGGTTGAATTTGTCTATGTGGTGGGTATTGTTCAACATTCATGCGAGCGAGCGAGGCAGGCCAGCGCACGGCTGTTAATCATGTCCATCATGTCAAGCAATTCAAGGCCATACATTGGCATAATGCACGTCCACAAGACACAGTTGGCGCTCTCACGTAACCCATTCGTAAACAGATAGTAAGTCTATTACGCGTTCTATCAATATCATCAACAACTTAAAATTCTCCTTCTTCTATCCTTCCAGAACACTCTAGGGGTAAAAGTAAAAAGTCTGTATGCATTATTAATACTACTATAATACTAGAGTTTAATCCCAGCCACCCTTGGATCTTCTGTTTCTTGGTGTTTCCAGACATAATTCGTAAGCAGATTTTAAGTACTTGATAATTATCATACTTCGCTTAATCTAGTTACTTTCTGCTTCTCATCTATGGGTGAACGGCTTCTCTCTGTTTATTAATCCTCGGGAACATTATCTTTAATCATGCTAGTGTTATTGGTTGTCAAGCAATTAGGCGCTATACTTTAATCTTTTTAGGGATTAGTTTGAGATTGATTGTCAACCAGGAATATGACCTATTTTGCTTGATTATGGGCTCATATCAACCTTGCAATACTTGTTTAACATTGATAGATTGAAGTACACTCAAACATAAGGAGTCAACATGAGGATGATTTATGAGGATGAGTTTAGTGATTTAGACCAAGAAACACCCATTGATTATTCAGAAGACTACGACTGGGATTCTCACGATTTTGATTCAGATCCAGATTGGAGGTGATTGGCAAGAATAACCTTGCAATACTTGTTTGAATGGTTTAGATTGATGGTAACAGATAACATTTAATAAGGAGGTAAGAGACAATGAACAAGCAAGAGTACAAAGAGTATGAGGCTAGTGTAGCAAGTTTCCACAAAGACCATGAAGAATACTTTGAACAAAAAATGTTCTTCCTATCACCAAAGAGTGACCGTGATGGGATACTTGAACCGCATTTTAGTTGGAGACAATGCGAGTGCTGTAAAAGTTTGCTTGGTGGTGATAGATATAGAATGGAAACTTTAGTGGGGAGTGAGATTTTTGAATATGAATTTTGTGTAGACTGTTTGTATTATAATGAGTATGGTAGGCTTGATGATATGACCATGCTGGATATGGAAGATTAAATCATGCAAGTATGTATTTATTGCATAGGTAACAAGATTGATTTTGCAGACCTCGCGCGCTTTGTTGGTCTTTGTGACTGTTGTCATAGGCGCGGTTGGTTGGTGTTAGTTAAATGTTAGTCTAAAGGATAGGAAGGAGGATAGAATCACGAACAAGCAAGAACATTATTACAATACAAAGGTTGGTGACACGTTCGGCTACCCAACAGCAGACCACGGTTTTGTTAATGTGATCCCAATATCGGATAATATGGCATTGGATATGCTTGAAATGGCTGGCATTGAGAAACCGAATAAGCATGGGCTGTGGCATAACAAGGTTGCTTATGTAATCGTGGTTGATGGCTGTCATGGGATTCTTGCGGTATACAAACATGATTTCGGTTATTGGTTGATAAAACGAGCGCATAGATAAAAGGAGGTAAATTGTTATGGCTAGATACAATGGCTGGACAAATTATGAAACGTGGGCTGTTAGTTTTTGGCTCGACAATGAGCTGGATAGTTATTACTGGCTCAGAGAGTTAGTCCAAGGTGAAGGTAAGGACTATGATAAGGCTGAATTGGCTGAATTGCTTAAAGAGCGTGTAAGCTACGATTGCAATCCATTGATTGATACTGCTACCATGTATACTGATTTGCTCAATGAAGCACTGTCAGAGGTCAACTGGATTGAAATCATTGAGAGCGCGATGGAGGACTAAAACCAATGAAAGCAAAAGACTTAAAAGTTGGGGATAGGGTTAGGGTTAGAAACTCCATTACTGGCACTATCATTGAAATCACGGGTAATGGCTGGATAAAAGTTGCTTGGTTGTTTGTCAATCGTGGAGGGTTAATTGGATTTCCTGAACGTGAAATGCAGATTGATGGTTTTAGGGCATCTGCTATTGAGGAGGTAATAACATGAAAGCAAAGATTAGAAGGTTACTCAAATCAATTACAGAGGATAAGTCTAAAGGTTTAGTGATTAGCCATCGAGATAGTGTGCAATTGCAGGGAATTTGGTTACAACTATTCGGTGTTGGTGGTTGTTCTCATTATCCTTATGTTACGCAACAAAGCATGGTTGAGGATCTGGAGGAGGTATTCAAGTGAAAGCACAAGCATACTACCCATGCAAGGGTAAGCGGTATCGCATCTGGCACAAAGATGGATACCATGTTGAGGTTGACAAGAGGACGTATGTAAAGGTTGTGGTTGATATGCTGTATCGTGACGCGGTCAACCAAGCGGCTATAACTGAGTTGTTGGTTGTGCAAGGGAAGTATAATTGGATGGATAGAGAGGAGGACTAAATCATGCCATACAATGTACCCGAGAAACGCCATAGTGTCGAATGTTGGATCTGTGGTGGAGATCACCCGGATATGTTATGTGATCGCTACCAATCAGAGGCAGAGTTGGAGGAGCTGTATTGTAAATGCGGAACTGAATTGCAGTTCCCGGAGGCACTTGACGGTATGCCCTGGTGTTCAGAGCATGGTGTGCCGGATATTGAAGACTAAAGGAGGGAAGTGAGATGAAAAAATTCATGGTAGCAGTTTGGGAAACAGAAGGCGGACGAGTTTGGGTCGAAGCAAACAATAAAGAGGAAGCCGAGGAACTGGTCTTTGATGCAGTTGAAAGCGGCGGCATCAATGATTTGCCCCCGGAATGGAATTATGACCCGACCCATAGAGAGTATCAAATCGCAGATAGTCAAGAATGTTAAACACTTACACAAAATACGGCCTCTCGCTTGTCCAGCCGCGATTTGATGCTAGGTATCAACACGGGCATAATATGGTCTTACAGCGCAATCTGAGAGGTCGTTTTGGAGGTGGTTGATATAATTAGGGAATATACAGTAAGTGAGTTGAGGTTGTTGAAAGCATGTCAAGAGGCCGAAAAAGTAATTTTCGGATCGATTGGTGACTTATTAACTGGTGACAGCATGAATGATACAGGTGCTTATGATGTGCTGGATATACTTAGACAAGCAATCACCAAAGCAACAGGAGGTTAATGTGAAATGGCATGAGAACGAGTCTCATCTAATGCAAGCTGTCAAGGCCATTATACTGCTCGCATTCTTGTACGCGTGGGCAGTTGTGATGTTTGCATTGTAGATCATGCTTGACATTGTAAGCAGAGTATGTTATGATCTACCATACTCTAACAATTAACGTATGCGTCCGGGTCGGGGGACTAGACGCAAGGAGCCAACCAGCAATATCGCGTGAACCGGGACAGCGTTGAGTTGGTTGGCTCTTTTCTTTGAAGGAGGAATGAGATATGGAATTAAGGCCAAGGCACACGGATATGCAGCATTTAGAGCACATGGATGTTGACCCAAACTTCGTTGTGGAAATGGGCGGGCTGGGGAACAATTTAGTGGTTGTAGATATTGGAGATACCACTACATTTATGACATTGGTGCAATTTGCTCAGTTGAAGTATTTGGTTAATAAGTTTTTTGTAAAGGAGGTGAAGAAAGATGACTAAAGAGGAAAGAGAGTTGAAATATCCAAACGGTACAGCTAATTTCAACGTGCGGAACTTCTCCAACGACCTCCGCAAACGGTTGAAGATGCAGGCCGTGTATCGTGGCAAGGAAGTGGGCGAGATGCACAATCAGGTTGTAGAGGCCGGGTTGGAGTTGTATGAGCAAGATCAAGCCCAGAGGACTATCGAGGAGGGGTAGGAGATGGCAATCAAAAGGCGGGACAACTCCCGCATAGCGGCTGTGTCCAAGTGTCACACTGATGCCACATTGCAGTTTGTGCTTGGTATGCAAGCGAGAGACAAGCCACCGCCCATGATCGGAGGCAACCACGCTCACCAGGCGTTGATGGTGTATATTGAATCGGGAGGAGACGGTGCGAGTGCGCTCGCGTTATTCGACGCACTCCACAAACCCTTCAGCGATTCCCTCAACCTCAAAGAGGACGATAAGTTTGCACAGTGGTCACACGAGAATATGAGGGATGTGTTGCACTACTACTTTCTCTCTCACCCGCTGGATGCGTTCCCATTCGAGTGGATAATGGGCAGTTGTGAGAAGAGTGTGACTGCTATGCTCACACCCGAGATAGAGATATGGGCTAAGGTTGACGCATTGGGTCGGGAGATGGGCATAGTCCCAGTAGATCACAAGTGTCGTGGAAGTGGGATCACGCATTGGTACTTGAGCCAGTTCGCACGCGGTTCACAGCCGAGCACATACATTTGGGCGGTGGGGGAGCAGACAGGGGAGCCAGTGAGTTCCATGTATCTCAATATAATAGATATGAAGAAGTTGCCGGACTTGAGATACAAGAAGGATGGGAACCCATACAGGTGTAACACCCACGCGTGTGCTGTGACTGAGTGTAGGCATCTGCATAGCCAACACCAACTCAAGATTGTGACGCGCACACCACAGGCTATCAAAGAGTGGAAGAGAGAGGCGATTGCATGTTCCAACGAGTTGAGTATGTTGGAAGAGGAGTTCAACGATCCCGAGAGGATTCAAGAGGTCAGGGTGCAGGGGACTACAAATGGCTCGTGCAACTTCTGTCAGTTTAAGGAGTTTTGCAATATGGGCAGACAGCCAGCATTGATTGAGAGTATGTTGGTACACAGCCCATGGGAGCCTTGGAATCAATGAAGATACTTATAGTCCCATGTGGATGTTGTGGTGAGAAAATGTTTGCCAAAAACTTACTATATACGCCGTATAGTATTTGTTTCAAATGTAAATGGATTGGTATGAGGGAAAGACGCAAGAAAATCCTTGCAATTTCTCTTAAACTATGATACTATACAATATCCCACCAACCACACAGGAGAGGAAATCCATGTCTACCATCACGATAGAGTATTTTAGTGACTACACCACCTACCGCTATCGCATGGCGGAGTTCCATAAGGAGCAGCATCTGTACAAGACCGTTGTGGCCGATAGTCATACCTTCCAATCTCTCTATGCCCGCAAAGAGCAGGAGCGCATCAACCCAATGGAGAAGTTCGCTCGGGGGACGGATACGAGACAGTGGTTCTCAGGTGAGACTGATTCAGCAGAGGATATGATTATTATTCACTATGGTCAACTGGTTGAGTTGAATGTGGTGCTGATCTGTCATGTGAATAGGGACACCACCTTGATAGCTAACGAGGCTGTGAGAGGGCCATTTGCGAGAGGTAGGTTGGCATCCATGAGCCTGTTGTCTGCTGCCTACCAAGAGATATATCATAGTTTCGTTGGTCGTGATGACCAGGGGAACCTAACCTATGGCTTGAGGACTAGGAACGATGGTCAATTCCATGCCACTACTCAAATCGATGCACCCAATCCCTCATACCCCGACTACGCAGCTCTCTTTGAGAACATGCCCGAGAAGTATGGTCAACCAGGACACTACTTAATCTATGGGGATACTGGGACTGGTAAGACACGGTTTGCATCTACCTTTAGACAACTTGGTGACATGCTCGTATGGTGCTTTGACCCAGTCGGCAAAGATATACCGTATCATCTAGGTGGCAAGGTCGGGGAAGTACAATACCGTGAGATAGGCATGGGAACTGGCATAGCGCAGTTGCCGTACCGGATTGTGGAGTTTTAACCAACAACAAGGAGGTAACGTAATGGGTTTAGGAATTTCATTTAGTGACATACCCAAATTGACGGGGGGATTATGGCCTGAAGGGAAGTGGCTTATCACATTTGCCGAAGCTGAAAAGCGCCATTCTTCCAACCTTAAATTGATGACTTGGGTGAATTTTGTTGGGGATACGGAGGAAGTTAAAGGTCGCCAAGGTTTTCACAATTTTGTTTTTGGTGTTCAAGAAGGTGATTATAAGAGTGAAGAGTATCCAGAGGGCAGAGTGACTTGGACCGATCTGGATGCAGTATTGGATGAGAGAACTTGGAAAGAACCGTGGTTGATGGGACCGAAGCATTTTAACGCCCTCTTGGAAGCGTGTTCATTCGTTGGCCTAGACAGTATGGACCCATCAGACCCAGTTGTTCTGGAGAAGGTGATTGCCTTGCTTGCGGGGCAGAAATGTGTGGTCGAAGTCTACAATACTACTCAGAAAAAGGGTGATTACAAAGGAACCGAGCAGAACAACTTCCGTTTTGAGAAGGTTGGAGCGAGAGTAGGCCCGAAGGGTAAATCTCCGGTGCAAGCGGCTCCAATGAGTCCACCCTCTGCACCAGTTGTTGCTCCAGCACCCAAGGTAGAGGCTGCGCCCGCAGGTGAAGTGGTTATGGTCAACTGTCCGAAGTGCAAGCAGGATATACCAAGCGCTGAGTTTGGTCCTCATGTGATGGCTTGTCCGGGCGCGTGGTTGTGAACCTTCTGGTGGGTTGCCGAGGCAGAAGAAAATAGTGGGGATCACCACTTATCCCGCCAGATTCTCAATTCTAGAACTTAGAACATTACCGCTACAACGGTAGGAATGAGGATTCTGTCATTAATTACCTTGAAAATCCGAAGGCAGACTCCGAATTTACCTCGATAACAGTAAGAACGGGAGAGGGATATGGATCTCGTAACAGTAGAGAATAAGATTGCGTTGGATGAGAACTTCCAAACTGCAGTCATAGCACTCGCTGGTCTGGAATACGACATAAAGAAGGCCAAGGTCACGGATGACGAGAGCTATGCGGTAGCCTCAGAAATGCTCATCCAGGCCAAAGGCCACGTCAAGGCGTTGAACGAGATGCGCCTGTACGCCACCAAACCTGCCAGGAAGTTCACAGAGTCCATCAATGCGATGATGAAGATATACACGGAGAAGTTTGAGGGTGGGCTGTTTGCTGACCTCAGTGACAAGATGGTGGAGTATAAGAGACAGCACGAAGCAGAGGCACGAGTCGCCGCAGCCGAGCAGATCAAGGCATCTAATCTCGATGAGATGGAAGCCAAGGCTGAGATGATGACCCCGAGGGTAGTGGAGACCGACAGCGGAAGTAGCTACCTGAAGGACGATGTGAAGGTCACATGCACCAACCCAATCAAGGCACTCAAGGCTTTCATGGATGGGAGGAATCAACTCTCACTAGAAGACTTGTTGGAGTACATCGCACCCTTCATGGAATCTCATGTGAAGAAGCACCACAAGCTATACTCCGAGAAGAAGTGGAAGCGGTATGGGTTTGATGTGGTCATCAAGAAGAAGGTGGCAACGAGGACTTGAGGAGAAAGTAATGGAGATCAGGGTGACTCTTCCAGAACTGCGATGCGGTCTTTGCCATTATCAGCTAAAATGGAAGCAACAAGAAAGCAACCAGATAATCTTGGTCGAGCTGTGCATGGACTGTCTCGAAGCAGAGTATCCGAGTCCAGCGAAAGGTCGCTTAAACAAGATATTACGGGAGCAAGGAAGCATCTAGTGGACACAAGGCTGTGTGCGTGTGGAAGCAGGATGTTCTATTCTAACCGTCTACGGAAGTGGATCTGTTTTAACTTCTTAGGATGCGAATGCGACTCATCCCAGGCTGCGGACCAACTGATGCCAAGATAGTCCTCATCGGTGAGGCTCCAGGCAAGGTGGAACATGAAACTTATGAGCCGTTTAGCGGAATGTCGGGGAATCTCCTCAACCAGTGGTGGGCACAGGTTGGTCTCTCCCGAGAGCAGATTCGAATAGATAACCTCTACCCCTTTCTCCCCCCAGGAGGAAAAATTGAGCGAGTACCGGTGGATGAATTGGCGTATTACGTTTACGATCTTCGCAAACGACTGGCAAGGCTTGACGGCCCGCATGTCATTGTTCCGACGGGGAATTATGCGACGTTTAGCCTTGTCGGTAAAGGGAAGGTCAAAGCTGCGTTACGAAAAGCGCTTGGTGAGGACATAGATGCGACTACGGCTGAGAAGAAAGCTGGAATTACTAAACTTCGTGGTTCAGTGTATCCTTACACGGGTGTTGGAGGTCATAATTGTAAAGTTATTCCGACGATCCATCCGGCTTGGTTCTTGTACGCGGGTGGGTTCAATTCGAAGAAGCAGAGGAGAGCAATAGCTGATTGGAGGAGGATTAGACGTGAGGCAGACACTCCTATATACAATGGAGCGGAGAGATTACACATTACGAATCCGTCTGTCGAAGAGATTGAGTCTTACCTTGGTGCTTTATGTTCACCCGAAGCCGCTATCTCAATCGACATCGAAACTTGGGGTAACAAGCTCTCGTGTGTGGGGTTCGGGATTTCTGATGCTCTCAGCATCACGATACCGTTGGTTGGAAGAGGTGTATCCGAGAAGTTCCTACCTTATGTTAAAGCTATATGTGAGTCGCCTTCTGCCAAGGTTACCCAGGGAGGACACTACGACGCCTACTGGCTCGCCTATGCGGGAATCACCTTGAACAACTGGCAATGGGACACGCTTGCAATGCACCACTGCCTGCACCCTACCGATGAACACAGCCTACACTACCTTGCATCAATCTACTGCGAGGATTATAGATATTGGAAGGACGAGGCTAAAGACGCTGATGAGATATTCAAATACACTAAAGACCTTGATGCTCTTTGGACTTATAATGGTATGGACTGTTGTTACACTCGTGAACTTCTGGATGCTCTACACAACGAACTCGTGGATCGTGGTATGTGTCAGTTTTATCAACTTCATTATGCTGATCTGTTCAGCCCTGTTCTTGGTGTTATGGTACATGGAGTTAAGGTCAACACAGAAGCTCAAAAGGATTGGAACAAACGACTTCGTAGAAAGAATAAGGAAACAAAGCAGATATTAGAGGGCATGGCGGGCATGGACCTCTTCGCTAAAAAAGACTTCTCCCCCAAGCTCCTCCGAGAATACTTCAACAAAGTCTTGAAGGCTCCGAAGGTGATGTCTTGGAGCAAGTCCACAACAGGTAAGAAGAAGACCCAATCGTTAGATGAAGCTGCTCTCAGGAGTCTAGCCACACGAGTCGGGAAAGCTACAGGACAGACCAAGAAGCAATTCGAGGAGACAAGGGAAGCGGCTCGACTAATCCTCAAATGGAGAAGAGATAAGAAAGTCTCTGACTTTATGAAAGGGGCGTGGGATAAGGATGGAAGGATTCGGTGTCAGTACAAGTTTCAGACGGAAGCGGGTAGGTTTGCATCGAGTAAGAATCCAAAACGTACTGGTTACAACCTTCAGAATGTGGATAGGGAAATACGAGATACGTTTGTCCCTGATGAGGGATCGGTTTTTGTTAAAGTTGACCTCTCCCAGATTGAGGATCGGATCGTTAAAATGTGGACGCAGTCGCCACGTCTGGTTGAATTGGCGAATCTACATCCTACCGAGTATGACTGCCATAGTCACAATGCAGCCATTATATTCAAGAAGTCCGAGAGCGATGTCACCTACAAAGAGAGATACCTTGCCAAGCGTGGTGTTCATGCCGCTGAACGTGGAATGGGTGGAAAGAAACTATCCGAGGAATTACTTAAAGACTTTGACTCTGTTGTTGGCGCCAGAGAATGCCAACGCATGATCGACACCTTCTTCGCTGAGTTCCACGAGATACCGGAGATATATTTCAAAGAGATACGTCAGAAGGTCATGTCAGACAAACAGCTAGCCAACAACTGGGGAAGGGAGTGGCATTGTACTTATGACAGGTTCTCGGATGACCTCTACAGGCGAGCGTATTCGTTTAACCCGCAGTCGGACGCGGCTGACCTACTTAACCAATGGGGGCTTAAACCGCTCCATTCGTTACTCCAAGGTATGCAATCCAAACTTAATCTTCAAGTACATGATGAGCTTATCATATCTTGCCCACCTGGAGAGGCATACACAGTGGCCGCATTCTTGGTGGGAATGCTGGAGCGCCCTCGCTACTACTTCGGAAATAAGTTAATAGTCCCCGCGTGCGTCACAGTAGCCAAGAGTTGGAAATGTGATAAATATGAGTTTAAGCGTTTACCTGCCCAGAAAGAGTTCAATGAAGCTGTATACGCCGTACTTGAAGAAACAAACCAGACCGACTAAGCGCTCGGAGTGTAAGTATGGCCCAAGGCCGTGCCCGTGGGTTACTTGCGAATACCAGCTTCTATGGTTTGTAAACCAGAAGAAGGTCAACTTTAATCGTATGACAAATGATGAGATAGTGGCATATTGGGAAAAGATGCCTGAAACGTGTGTGTTAGACATGGCTGAGAAGGAGAAGACGTTACAGGAGATAGGAGACGTGCTGGAACTCAGTCGGGAGAGAGTGAGACAATTGACATTCTGGCGTAATGAGTTCAAAGGGGGATTGGTTGAGTTACTTAAAAGTGGTGAGTTTCGGAAGATACTAGAGGAGTATTACGAATGCAGGATAACGAGTTCGAGCGGTTCGTGAGTGAGATGGAACGGTTGTGTATAGACTACGCAACCACACAAATGGACGTAATGCGCGCAATGACGAGGATATTCAATGGAAGAAAACACGCTGGTAAGAAGAATACAAGACAGGATGGACAAAATTGTGGCGGAGAATGTCCAGCTAAGGGCGGATTTGGAGGACGGTGCTAGGGTCCATAACGATCTGTTAACTGTTTTTGTAGCCTTAATGCACCAACACGGCGGAGAAGTTATAATCAAACACGAATACTTTCCATCCTTATTTATCTTTGACTATAATATAGAATGGGAAGACTGCCCAGAAGAGGGTGGGGTTAAGGTAAAGTGTTTCTATAGGAGTATGGATGAGCAACGACACGACTAACTTCGTCAGGCTGTACGTCCGGGCACAAGGCGAGAGTGAGATCCCAACTCCCTTCCACATCTGGAGCTGCATCTCATTGATAGCCGCTTGTGTAGCTAACCGGGTCTGGGTCGAACTCATCAAAGACCAACCCATCTA